CAACCAAAGATTATATATAGAATTTAATTAGACAAGATTTTAATAAAATGGTATAATGTATAAGCAATGGAGAAACCAATAAATTTTTTATTCGACGAGGTTATCACATGCGGAGCTGTATTATCAGCCTTTGAACTTTGCCAAGCGATAAGAGAATATCGAGAATGTAATATAGTGGCTCATTTTGACAACAAAGAATTAGAAGAATATTTTAATATAAAGAGAATAGGTTTAAGTGCTAGACCCGAAGGGATAGACATAACATTTACACATAAACTTAAAGGAGACTATGCTTACGTCAGGACTCAAGACGAGAGATGGCTTAAACACACCGAGCCTATAATAGCAGTAAGTGAATACATTAAAGAAGAATTTGGCGGTACAGTAATAGGGAACGGAACACACGAGAGGTTTTCAGATATAGGTTTAGAAAGAGATATAGATGTTTTAATAGAAGGAAATTCAGAAACAAATAAAAACATTCCAGCTACTATAGAAGAAGCTAGAAAACACGGTAAGAAAATAGTTTGGTTCGGCAGACATACTAAAGACCTAGGTGTAGAGCATTACTCAAACCCTAGTCTAAAAGACATTGTAATTTTATATAACAGATCAAAGACTTTTCTGAAAATGAGTTTGACAGAAGGCTGGGGTAGGCCAGTAGCCGAAGCGAAGAGATGCGGATGTGAAATAATAAATTTGAGTGGAGGGAATAAAGAAATAGAGATAGTTAGTTGGGATGAGATAGCTAAACAATTATTAAAGTATTTAGATGGACAACTGGATAGATAAAATGATAGAGAGACAATCCATCCCTGAATTACTCAGAGCTGAAACTGTAGTAGATTTTTGTAAAGAACATAGCATAAGCGAGAGTAAGTACTATTACCAAGCCTCTAAACCAGAGAACCAAAAGATTATTGTTAATACTTGCCTAAACAATGCTAAGAAATACGCACCAGAAGTTTTGGAGGGATTGGGAGAGAGAGGAAAGAAAGACAACAGGGCGGCAGAGCTTTACCTTAAATTCATATTAGAACTAAGAGAGAAGACAGATATAACAAGTGATGATAAACCAGTAGGAATACTAACCACTATAAAATGAGCCTATTTTCAGCAACAACAGCAACAAAGAAGATACTGAAGTTGAACAAGAGAATAAGAGCAGTGTGTGGTGGAACATCAGCGTCAAAGACTATTAGTATTTTACTTTACTTAATAGACCTAGCTCAATCAGATAAAATATCAACCCTAACATCAGTAGTATCAGAATCATTCCCACATCTATTCAGGGGAGCAGAGAAAGACTTTAAGAACATAATGCAGGCTCATAAGTATTGGAAAGATAAACTATGGAACGGTTCATCTCACACTTACACATTCGAGACAGGCAGTAAGATAGAGTTCTTCTCAGCAGACCAACCAAGCAAGGTACGAGGACCAAGGAGAGACAGACTATTCATAAATGAGTGTAACAACATACCGTACGAAGCGTTTGACCAATTAGAAATTAGAACGAAAGAGTTTATCTTCTTAGATTGGAATCCAACATTTGCTTTCTGGTTCTATGAAGAGGTAAAGGATAGAGATGATGTAGAGTTTCTCACCCTTACTTACTTAGACAATGAAGCTTTAGACAAGAACATTGTTAACAGCATAGAGCAACACAAAGACAATAAGAACTGGTGGCAAGTATACGGCTTAGGACAACTGGGAGAAGTAGAAGGTAAGATATACAAAGACTGGAACATTATAGATGAGATACCACACGAAGCTAGACTAGAGAGATACGGATTAGATTTCGGTTACAGTAACGACCCAACAGCTATAGTAGCAATATACAAATACAATGATGGTTATATAATAGATGAGATAACATACCAGAAAGGACTTTCAAACAAACAGATAGCAGACATACTCCTTAATCAACCTCAAGCCTTAGTACTAGCAGATAGTGCTGAACCTAAGAGCATTGATGAGATTTACTCTTACGGTGTTAACATCATAGGAGCTACCAAAGGACCAGGCTCTGTTAACCAAGGGATACAATACGTTCAAGACCAGAAGATATCAGTTACAAAGAAGAGTTTAAATACAATAAAGGCTTATCGTAACTACATGTGGAAAATAGATAAGGACGGCAAGATACTAAATGTGCCAGACCATTACCTATCAGACTCAATGGATGCGACAAGATATGGGTTATCAAGTTTCGAGAAAACATACGAAGGAAGCCACAAAGTGAATTATTAGATTGGCTTAAACACAAGGGTTAGTTAACTTGCTCCACGGGGCGGAGACAAAATTATTAAAAACAAAGATGGCAAACAAAATCGAGGACATAGCAATATCAGCTTGGAAAGACCACAATACTAAATACCAAAACCAAAAAGAAAAGTGGGTTGAGTTGGTTAAGCGTTATGAGAACGAACCAAGAGTAGGTTCTATCACAGAGGAAACAGAAACCAAAACTAGACTAGGGCAGGCTTATGCTTTAGTAGAAAACTTCATCTCAAGGATTATCTCACAAGCTCCTCAATTCAATTACTTAGCTAGAGAACGTAAAGATGTGGACTTTGCTGAACAGTACAAAGAGTTCAACGAATACCAAAACCAAGAAGCTAACTCACGAGAGGCCTACGAGTCTATCGCTAAGTGGGGTGGTATCTGTGGCTTTGGTGGTTGGAAGATGGGCTGGAAGACAGAACAAATTTTATACAAAAAGAAAGGCAAAGAGGTATTTGGTAAAGTAATAACTGACCCAACCTTGGTAGCCACAATGGATGCAGTAAAACTAGGACGAAGTGTTAAAGTAGATGACAGTGAGACTATTTCAAACTGGACAATAGACGCTATCGCTCCTTACGATATGATCTGGAGTGTTAACGCAACAGAGGTCAAAGACTGCTTCGTATTAGGACACAGAGTTCACAATAAGACTTTTGGTATCTTAAAAGAAGAAGGTTACGACATGCAGAAGGTATCAACTCAAATAAAAGATGACGTTAACTATTGGAAAGGTTTGATTGAAGGTAAAACAACTGTATCAACTAATAAGATACTAGAGAATGTACAGGTAGAACTAGCAGAACTTTACATCAAACACCTTAAAAAAGGAGTATGGGAAAACTGGGTAGTTACTCTAGTCGATGTTTCAGATAACGCTTACGGTGGACAGCCTATGGTCATCAGAACTGAACCGAATCCTTTTGATAAACAGTTTGTACCTATGGGAGTCTTTAGACCTATCAAACGACCTGAAAAGATGTATGGCTTTGGTATCATAGAGCCAGTTAAGGGAGTATTAGACATAGAAGAAGACACTCTTAACATGGTTGCAGAAGCTTTCTGGACTGATGTATCAAGACCAATGGAATACAATCCTTCAAATGTAATTGATGAAGCAGCCTTAGAGTTTAAACCCCGAACCTTAATCCCTGTTAGAAGACTTGGAGAGAGTGTAGCGGTATTACCAACACCTCAACCTAATATGGCTTCGGCTTCGTTTATGCTAGGTTATACGGAAAAGACCAAACAGAACGTAACAGCGATAACAGATTATCAAACAGGAGCTAATCAAATCTCAGGAAGCCAAACAGCAACTGAGGTAAAGACTAAGACCTTTTTATCAGAACAAAGAACCAATAAAATACTACAAAGGTTTGAGGCTGACGTATTAGAGCCAGCAGGTAAAATGGCTTTGTGGTTAAACAAACAGTATCTAGCAGACCAGAAGAAAATCATTTACAGAGTTCTAGGTTCAAAGGGTAAGATGATGGAGAAAGACATTAAATTAAAAGACATCGAAGCAATTAAGGATGTAGTAATAGTAGGAGGAAGTTCTTCTTACTTAGACTCAAACCAAGAGATAGCCAAGTGGTCTAGTCTATTAGATAGAAGTTACCAAGAGCTACAGTTTGGCCCTCAAGGCGTACCAATGGATAGAGAGTATATCTGGAAGAAACTATTAGAAGACGGTTATAAGATTAAAGACCCTGACAACTTGATCCCTTCACTTAAAGAGAGAGAAGAGGAGAACGTCAAAGACAACCAAGCTCAACTCAAGGACGCTAAAGAAGAGAACCTTGATCCAGCTTCAGCTAGAGTACTAGGAACAGACAATCACGGTGTACATCTTAAACTTCATCAAGCAGCCTTAAGAAACGGCGGAACAGAAGGAACTCAATATACTCCAGAGCAAGTTCAGATGCTTACAGAACATATCAACAAACACACTGAACTAGCTGGT